TCCACCGATAACACGAGCAAACGCTTCAAAACTCAAACTTTGTCGCAAGTTCGACAACGACATCTTACCAAGTGGTGCCAACGCTTGTTCCCATATTAGGTGACCATGCAATTTCATGCGTCCTGCGGCACCGGATAACACCGTTCGAGCTTCCTGTGCTGACCGACGACCCTGATTGTACTGTCCCATGATGTTATCGTTAACACCGGTGACGGTTTGCATGAGTTTACCAAGAATATCAGCATCGGACAGATGTGCTTGTGTTACGTCTCGAGTATCCAGTTGTTTCATCCAACGATCAACACCGGATTTACTCACGTTTGAGCGCAGATATATGTCACCATCACTATCCAACGAGCTCGTGTCAACACCACCTGGGTCAACAATGAACCTACCTTTTAGGTTTCGACGAACATCCGTGATTCGTGAGTTAATATGCCACGAAATCACATCTTGTAGCCGATAGATAAGGTCTGCCAAACCCAAACTGACTGTGTGATGCATGTCAGGGGTGAATTGACCAAGTGTCCAACTAAAGTTACTATGCCAATAATATGCGGGTTCGCAGCGTATAACACGGTTGTCGTTTGCATACCATACATGATATAAAACTGGAAACTCTTCCGGACCCAACTTTCTATCTCCATCACCAATTTTGAATTTCGACGGGACCAGTTTGACCTGAGCCTGCGTCACAATAACTGCACCCTCAGACTGTCCAGGTTTCCATAACGCACCTGCGGTTCGTTTCGTTTCAGTAACAATATCAAACGAGAATCTCGACGTATCCTGTCGAGCTTTTATCATGTCGGACTGAAATTCTTTAATAAGGTCAACACCCGTAACTTCACCCGACTCTTCTAGTCTACGTAATTGGCCAATCGAGTATTCTTCCTCACCTGCACAGAACTCACCACGCTGAAAATCGGTCAACGGAAATCGTGTGTCAGGAAACCAACGATAAGGACTTACGGAACGAATCAAGTTACCTTCGAACTTAACAAATTCTTTCCATTCTGAACCCGCTCGAGATTCAACTTGAGCACCAGCATAGTCAATCGCAGTTGGTGCATTTGGAACATACGCATGAACGATGTCTCGTGTCCAACACTCCCCGATAATACCTGGACCAAATCGACCAATATCCAACAGGAGCTGAAACAAAACCGTGTTGAATGAATTGTGACGTATGTCACGTTCGAGCAACAACTCGGAATCTTTCCGTTTGTCACCAGCATCCTCATCACCGGTCGGTAAAAGCTCGAAGAACGTTCGGTTTTGATTGAACAACAAAAACAAAAACGAAGTAAACGTCATGACCTGTGCGAACGTATTCGGTACGATCATTTTGATTGGTTTACCTTTTGAAGACTGTTTAGCGTCTTCAACGTCAGGATATCGTTCACCACGAAACACTTGATCTTGCATGTCCCAACTGGAATAATTACTGGCCATCTTCGAACGCGACATCTTGACCAAGTCCCTCACGTGCTCGAGAATTGCAACGTGAAAGTCTGTCGGTGTCTCTTTTTCGAGGTCTTTTCGAACGGTCTCAATCATTTCGTTAAATCCTTAACTTCTGCCATTTTACGGTCGAGACCTTCTTGAATAACGAAAGGTTTCGGGGTATGTTTCTTGGGTGGTTCAACATACGCCAACCCACTCAAAATTGCTCGATACAAGTTTTCCATCATGTGGTTATTCTCGTCTTTCGGCTCGTTCTTTTTCAAATCGTAAATATAGTGCGAGAACTCGAACAAGGTCTGTGTTAGTTTTGGAGAGAAATAAATCGTCGGATTTCCCTGTGGGTCACGTTCCTTTAGGCGTTCTCGCACTTTGATGATTCCCGTCGTCAAATCCTTAGTTGCTGGCTCGACGAACAGGTCATACTTCATTAGTTCATCGACAATTGATTCTTTCGTCACTGGATGTGGAATCACCGCGAACGGGTCAATTTCCGTATCTGCAACAAAATAGTTTTTAGTCTTTGAAAGAATCGACTTGCAGACTGGGTCAATAAGATTATCGTCAAATAATTCATCGTAAACGAAGACGATACCCTTTTGGTTCGTTGCAAAGAAAAGAACCGCTTGCGGAAGTCGGGTATGGTAATCCCACCACCACCGAAGCGTATAGTCTTTAGGGGGCACGTGATAATCCTTCCATCCGTCTGGAAGTTGGCTAAGAACGTGTAAATCATATTCAAACTCCTTGTATATAAGTCCCGCCATTGCCATTGGCAGACCGTGCAATCGACATTCTTTTTCGTCCTTGTTCAAACTCGATGCATACTCTTCGATTCCTTCTTCGTCAATATAAGGATTATCGTAAATTGAGGCGGCAATAATGAACCGTGAACCACCTGTTTCCGTCTTATTAAATGCAAACCCTTCTTCGGGAACGTTCAACATTACGTTCTGTTTCGGCGGACAGAACTCATCATTCACCCACATTTCATCAATCGCTGTCGCGTTGATCCAGAATTTACCGTGACGATCGGTCAGTCCGCGCTTATTCGCAATGAACATAGATTGTGGTGGCGGTTCGTCGTAGTGAATGAAATCCCAGTCAGAGGACTCCTGGGATAGTCGGGCATGCTTGTAACTCTCTACTGTGTCAACGTAGAGGAGTGACTCCCCGCCACCAAATTCTGTCAACCGCTTGATCGGTATTTGATCAATATGACCACCACGGCTCACGTGGGGTTTGCCGAGAGCGTCCCGTGGAATCAGTTGAAACAGATCACCCCACATATCGTATGAACCTTCTCGGTTCGTAAAAATTTCTTTTGCTTTGTCCCAATCACTGCAAACTAGCAAACCCTTCACGGGGTATGACGGGATGCCTTTCGTGACGTACTCGTGGTCTCTTCGTCCAACGTGGTGCCCCACAACTTTGCGCTCGACGCCGGTGAGAATGTCAAATGTTTCACGATAGAATAATCGTCCACCAATAAGCCACGATACGTCTTCGGCCGCACCACTCTTGGTCTTACCAGTTCGGTTCCCAAAACGACAATAACGGCCAACACTGTCACCATGAATGTGGTAAATGTGTTGTTTGAGGTGTGGTTCATAGAAGTTTAATCCGTAAGATTGTTTGAGCTCCCGTACGCGCCGCTGCGTTGCGACTTGCTTTCGCAGGTCGGCTAGTTCAACGGCGTTAACGAGCTCAGTCATCCGTAGATAATTTTCTTAATGGTATGTCGCATCCTACGATGACAATGATCTTTCTGCATCTGACGCACCAGTTTGCGTAGGTAGCCTCGAATAGTTTTCCTAGTTTCGTGTCCGTTCATTAAACTTCGAGTGGATTGTACGACAGGTTTGTCGTGTGATACTTGGACAAGTGAGCAAACTTAATCGTTTTCTCAACGACTCGTTTGACTTGATCACCACGATCACTGTTGCCACCTTCAACGAGTTCGAGTACAGTCTTCGACAGTTTTCTAAGTCCATCGTTGAACTCGTCCTGTGGAGACTTCTCAGTTTTCACTGGTGCTTCTGGCACCGCTTTGATTTCACTTACTGGCACGTGTGCCTGTCTTGCAAGAATATGCAAGTCTTTATCTTCCGCTTTTGTTAGTTCGGGTGTTTCTGTTGACATGTTTTTCTTTCTAAGTTAAGAGCGATTCGAACTCCAGGACTGCGTTATGTGACAGCCACGGATATATCGAATGTTCGGGGTTGCGCAGACTTCGACGAATTGCCAATCGTTCGTCACCTTTGTAGAGTGGTCCGTTGTGCTTTGTATTATGTCGCATTAAACACGCAACATATTCCATCGCTAACGGATGATCGAACTTCATGGCTTTCTGGAACGTTACACCATTCTTAACATCATGAGCTAATAGTAACGTCCAAAGTCCTGGTGCTAAATGTCTCGAATCGTACGAAACCTGCCAAGCACCAGCTTCGGCGTTTTCTGGTGTGTCAATGCCCAATCTTGAAACATCGACACCTTCTTTCCAGTCCCATGACGATTCAAATCCAGCGAGGACTCGCATGACTTCGAGCATTACTGCTTTACGGTGGAGCAAATTCTCGTATGGCCCGAGTTCAGCGAACACTTTGTTATAGATGTCACGTGAGCCCACAGTCTCAGTTCGAGCAAATATCTCGTCGTGAGCCGAGCGTGCCCACTCGACAAGCTCAGTTAAGAACTCATCGGGTGGGCCACCGTGATCATGAACCCGCGCTTTTGTCTCGTTGAATTGCATCGTATTTTTCCAGTTTCTCTTTGATCATTTTCCAACGTTCAATCATTCGTTTACTTTGCGCGGGATTCTTTCGTCGTCTGCAATCTGGTGCCGTATTAGGTCGTGACTTAATTAACTCAGGTGGGTAACCTGGCATTAATCATTCACTACCCACGCTGGGTCGTCTTTTAAGTGGGCAACTTTCTCGTCGAACGCTGCTTCTTCCTCAGGTGTCCAGACTTTGTCACGTTTGAAAATCGCTTTGATTTCCGATATGAACCCAATGACTTGTGGAACTGACTTTGATGCTGTGATCAAGTACGGTAGATATTTGAATACTAACTGTAATACTTCGTTCATGGTGTTACTTTCTTAGCTTGTCCAAGATACTTGTTTGCTTTGCCCATCATTTCGTTCACGACAGCCAAAGCCGTGAACAGATTGGCTTCGTTCGTTGCTGTTCGATTACTCTTGAACGTTTTTGTGGCGTCACGTAGGTCTTTGATCCAACCAGGTGCGTCGGTTCTCACCGTAT